TCCATTGGATTAATCCTTTGTGAAAAGGGTAGGCCGAAGCCTACCCTTATGAGGTTAAGAATTGGCTTTGACCGCATCAAGGCCGTTATGTATGCGTTTCTGGAACTCCGCATCGGATAATACCTAAATCCGAAATTCGCGATGTTTCTCGACGAAACCTTCTTGTGAGTTGTTCCAAGTCTCATCGTAGGCAATGGACTTGCCGAATAGAGTTTCAATAGCTGCAGCCGTCTGAGCATTCATTGGAACGATGACATTCTCGTACGAGAAATTGAGATGGTACTTCATGGCGGTTTCTCCTTTTAGATAGGCGACCCGTTCGCCTATGAATATGAGATTAGTACTTATCAGAGTTGCTAGGTAGTGGCTTTGCGTCATGGCGGTTATGCATATATGCATAGCATATGGTCATGACATGACCATACGGAAACCATTGTATGCTTTACGTTACGTAACTGTCAAGGCACATAGCTGCATGGCAGCTATGCATGCAATGCATAGCATATGGTCATGACATGACCATACGTAAACCATTATATGCTTTACGTTACGGATGACGTAGAGTAAACCATGTTATGGTTTACGTTGCGTAACTGTCAATGTATTGACATGTCAAATAAATGGCATGTCAAAAATTTGACACCCCGACCCCCCCTTTTTACGAAGCGTAGCGTAGGAAAAAGGGGGCCCCATCCCCCTAACTCCAAACAAAATCACCACTACTTCTCATTTCTGCAATGTACTTACACCCCACCCCTTTTTGGGACCCCCCCATACCCAAATAAAAAAACCGCCAGAGTTTCCCCTGACGGTTTCAATTTGATCTTTGATGTATGGCGGCTATTACACCGTATTTGGTACGGGCTATGAATTGCCTATGGGGCGCATCATTGTCTTAGGCCACACCCCCGTACAGAATGGCGGCATTGTGTTTACCGTACAATGCGGCACGAAAGGGCCGCTCAACCCTCCCAGAACACAAACCAGACAGGGCTAACTTTTGTAATTTTTATATGATATACAAATGACACATTATTTCAATAGGTTACTTGAAATTTTCGGAGAATGACATCATGCCCGCTCCAAAGCACTCCCAAGAATTAATATTTGAAACATTGAAATTGTACGAATCCAGCGGCAAAAGCTGCGCTGTGGCGGCAAGAACTTTAAATATTCCAAGGACTACTTTTGTCAGCCGTTTAAACATTGCATTGGAAAGGTATCCCGATGGAATCTCAGACGCGGCTCATCCGCAATCTCGTTGGTCCTACCCTCGTATGGTTGCTGTGGAAGCACCTTCAACCCGTTGGATTGTTGGTTCAGATCTACACGTTTGGTCTGGCGAACCTACACTGATATTTAAGGCTTTTGTAAAAATAGCAAAGATGCTGAAGGTGGATGGAATTGTCTTGAACGGTGACATCATTGACGGGGCAAGGATTAGCCGCCATCCGTCCATTCGCAACTCATCAGCGCCTAAGATTGAAAAAGAAATTGAAACTGCCAAAGCATGGTTAAGTTTACTTCCCAATGCCAAACACAAATTGTGGACGTTAGGCAACCACGATGTCCGAATTGATAACTATGTTGCTGCCAATGCTAATGAGTTGGATGGGTATATCCTGTCTCTGGCGGATCACTTCAAAGATTGGAAGTTTTCTTACGCCTTTGAAGTCAATAACACGGAAATCCGCCACCGATTCAGGTCTGGCATTCATGCCGCTTGGAACAACTCCCTGCACTCAGGCGTTAACATCGTAACAGGCCACACCCATCAATTGCAAGTGACCGCTACACGGGACAGAAACGGCAGTAGGTGGGGCGTTGAGACCGGGATGATGGCTGACCCTTATGGGCCGCAGTTCGAGTACGCTGAGGGTACTCCGTCTAGGTCGCATCAGGGATTTGTGGTGTTGTCGTTTGATGAAACCGGATCAATGCTGCCGCCAGAGTTGTGTGAGATGATCGGTGGCCGCCCCATTTTCAGAGGCGACCACATTTTTTAAAGAAGAAATTATTTTTCTTCTTCTTCTTCATCCTCGTCCGCGTCTTCATCTTCATCTTCCGATGATTCTGCGTCCTCGTCTTCAATTTTAAATTCAACGAGGCGGTCATTGCCCTCTTCGTCTTTTTCAATTTTAAGGGCAGGACGATCAAACGCTTCGCCTTGCAACTTGAAATCTTCCGCTATCTCTGCGTAGGTCGTGCCTTCCGTGAATGCGCCATCATCCGACCAGAAGGTGATTTCACCGTCTTCGTCGTAAAACACTTCACGGATGGTGTAGAAGTTCTCCGAAAACTTTTCAGTTTCGTCCTTCGGCTCTAAAACAATGCGATAATTCCAAGACATGGGTTTTGCTCCTAAGATGTAAGTATTTGCGCTAAACTCCGCCTTTGGCTCTAAACCAAAAGTGAAATTGGCGGTTAAGGTTTGAACTTTAAGGGACATTTAAAACTCCTGTTAAGGGTAGACCAACCATAGGGAACAAATTCATCAAATTAATGACAAAGTGCGTTACTTACTTTTTTTTAATGCGGCAAATTCATCGCAAGTGTTTTTTTCAAATGTTGTTGATGCCCTACGGATATCCCGAACAACATCCCCGGAAGATGGGTTAAAATGGTCATAGAGGCGGTCATTAATAGGATTCATGCAGTTAAAGCCCGCATCTTGGGCATATACCCACTTACAATTAACGCAAATTTTTTCTGTCATGTAACTCTCCATTTTAAGAACACTTGCAATGTATTAAACTTTTAGTATATATACAAGACAAAGTTGGAGATTTTTTATGTTAAAAACAACCTATGACAACCGCAAAGGGGCCGACGAACCCAAACGGAAACATAAGATTGATGATACAGAAATGGTTCGCAAAGCCATTATGGGCCTAGCTAAACAAGGGAAAACCATATCTGAAATAGCTGATACGATGGGTGTCAGCGCTTCGCATCTTAAAAGCAAATATTCTCATGAATTAAAATGCGGCAAGGAAATCGCGGATGCTTTGGTGGCGGAAAATATCTATCAGCAAGCGATGAAAGATTCCCCCGCAGCTATGCCCGCCGCCATGTTTATCGCTAAATCCCGTATGGGCTGGCGGGAAAAAGAAGATCCTAAAGACAATCGACCCAACATTGTATTTGATTTTGGTAGCTTAACTTTTGAGGAGCGGGCGGCTCTCCGTGAAAAACTTTTACAAAAACCGCAACAAGAAATTATTACCATTGAAGGTGAAGTATTAGAAAATGAGTGATGCTTTCCGGGCGGCACATCTTGAACATGCCATTAAACAATACCCAGAAGAAGCTCTTCGGGAATTGGAAAGGCTTGATCTAGAAGAGGATATGGTATCTTTTGTTGAACATGCTTGGAAATATATTGACCCGAATCCGTACAAATACGGATGGCATTTAGAAGCTATAGCGGAACATCTTCAAGCGGTTACCCGTGGAGAAATTAAACGTCTTGTTATTAATGTTCCACCCAGAACATCTAAATCTTCTATGGTTTCCGTTTGCTTCCCGGCTTGGACTTGGGCGCAAACTGATTATGGGCCATTGTCTGGCCCACATGTCCAATTTCTTTTTGCTTCATATGCTCAATCCTTGTCTATCCGCGACAGTATTAAAACCCGGCGATTGATAGAGTCCTCATTTTATCAATCATATTGGGGCCGCCATATGAAAATTACGTCCGACCAAAATACCAAGGTTCGGTTTGATAATGACAAAGGCGGATACCGCCTTGCAACATCCGTTGACGGGGCACTAACGGGTGAAGGGGGATCAATTATTGTGGTTGACGATCCCCACAACGCCAATGAAGTAGAATCTGACCTTGTCCGCCAAGGTACGCTTGATTGGTGGGACCAATCTATGTCCACCCGTCTTAACGATCCCAAAACAGGTGCGTACATTGTTATTATGCAGCGGCTGCACGAATCCGATCTTACGGGCCATGTTTTGTCAAAAGACCGGGGTGAATGGACGCACTTATGTCTTCCAATGCGGTTTGAACCAGATCGGCAATGTATTACGCAATGGTTTGTAGATGACCGTAAAGACGGCGAATTATTGGTTCCAGAACGGTTTGGAGAACCGGAAGTAGCTTCCCTTGAAGCTGCCCTTGGGCCGTTTGCCGCCGCTGGGCAATTGCAACAACGCCCACGTCCTAAAGGGGGCGGTATTATTAAACGGGACTGGTGGGTTTTGTGGGATGAAGCAGTTTCCGGCAAAGAAGGTATGCCTAAAAGCGTATTCCCGCCATTTGAATATGTGATTGCGTCTCTTGATACGGCATATACCACCAAACAAGAAAACGATTACAGCGCCATGACCGTCTGGGGTGTGTGGACTGACCGCCAAGATAACCGCCGTATTATGTTAATCCATGCTTGGCAGGAACGGTTAGAATTTCCAAAATTGGTTTTAAAGGTTATAAAAGAATGCAACCTGTTTAAAATTGACAAGCTTTTAATTGAATCTAAGGCGGCTGGAATATCCGTAGCGCAAGAACTTCGAACACATTTTTCCCGCGAAGATTGGGGGATTCAGCTTGTAGATCCGGGACGTGGCGACAAAGTTGCCCGTGCTTACGCAATTCAGCATTTGTTTTCAGAAGGCATGATTTACGCCCCTGACATGGAATGGGCGGAAATGGTCATAAGCCAAACTGAAGCATTTCCAAAAGCAACTCATGATGATTTGGTTGATAGCATGACCCAAGCCTTAACTCACCTAAGACTTATTGGGTTTGCACAAAAACCAGTTGAAATAGTAGCGGAACGGACAGAAAGTATGTTATACAAACCAAGTCGTAATCAACAACTGTACCCGGTGTAAGCCATGCCATTAGCACCAATGAATATTCGTCAAATTCCCGTTTTGGGAAATCGGCCAGATGAATTTGATGCAATGGACATGGATTTGTCCGCAGAAAATGTTTCTGAAGTTAAAGTTAACCCTAAATCTCCTTATGTAAAAGTGGAGCTTCCAGATGGCTCCGTAACCATTTCTTTTGGTGGATTGCAAAAGCCAGAAGGAGATGAAGATAGCGATTTTCATGAAAATATTGCTATGCATTTGGACAATAGTTCATTGGGACAAGTGTCCAGCGAACTTGTCCGGCTTATTGAACAAGATAACGAATCCCGCCAAGAATTACTTCAACAATACGTCATGGGCCTTGACCTATTAGGCACCAAAATTGAAACACCCCGCAGCAATGCAAGTGATGGTTCTACGGCTGTTGAAGGGCAAGCAACTGTTCGCCATCCGTTGCTGTTGGAATCTATTGTACGGTTTCAAGCTAACGCCCGTGGTGAATTGCTACCATCTGGCGGCCCTGTAAAAATCCGTAATGATGGATTAAGTAGCTCTAACGCAGATATGCAAGCAGAAGCTCTTGAAGCAGATTTTAATCATTACCTTACAGTTACCGCATCTGAATATTATCCTGATACGGAACGAATGTTTTTTGCATTAGGGTTTGGGGGTACGGCATTTAAAAAAGTGTACTACTGCCCAATTCGCCGCCGACCCGTATCGGAATTTGTTAGTATTCCTGAAATTATTGTTTCCAATGCAGAAACAACAATATCAACCGCCCAACGCATTACCCACGTTATTAAAATGTCTCCTAGCACCCTTAAAAGGTTGCAATTGGTGGGGATGTACCGGGATGTGCAACTTTCTTCCGCTCAACCACCTAAAAATAACGTAGTTAATGACAAATTAGAACAATTAATGGGCGTAATTCCACGAAATTTGTCTAATACGGACAATCAACCCCGTGAAATTTATGA